GTTAGTCCTCCTACCTTGCCGTTTATGTTTGCAATATCCTTTACAAGCTTCTCAACAGTAGTATCAACGGCCTTCAAGCCTTTAACTAATGGGACTAACTCTTCCTTTACTTGTTTAATCCTACTTGCATCATCATTCGAACCACCAGTCTTCCTGATTTTTTCTCTCAGAGCTGCTTCTTCAGCTGTAAGCTTGACATATGCTTCATAGTTTTGTAATTGTTCTTTGTTAACACCAGGCATAATAATTCTCTAATATTTAATTAAAGTATGAAGCCATTTTTTCAACACGCGCTCTATCTTCAGCTGACATTTTAGCTACTTTTTTCTTGATCATTTCAGCTTCTCTTTCAACTTTTTTGTCAATTGCGCTTAGATCAACTTCGATATTTGAATCTAACTTACTGACTGCTTTTCTTATATTATTTGCTTTTGTATTATTGTTTTGTAACTTTGATACAATATATGCGCCGACCAATCCTGAGATGATTGCTGCCAGTGCTGCTTCATTTAAATTATTCTTGTTCACGTCAAAACTCCTATTATAAGTTAATACAGTAATAATTATCGAGTTTATGGATTATTAACCGGGTCTTTGTATACTAGTGCCCTTTCCGCGGGATGCTTTTTCAGCCTGAGAATTTTCAGCCTTTCTTGCATCAATTAGTTTATCAGTATAAAATTTTCGTAAGTAAATGGGCATATCATATACATCCCCGAATGAGAATGCGCCTTCACTGTAGTAAACTAAGCTAAAAATTGCGTCGTGTACTATCGGTTTATATTCGGGATCTACCGGGAAGGCCAGAAGAAATTTGCTGTGATTGGCAGCTGTATCTCTGCTGAATCCTTACATGCACTACATATAAAATAGCTTGTAAAATCTACATCTGGTGTTATGGTCGAAACATAATCTCTAAATGCTCTGGAATCAAGCGCAAAGAACTCATTCATAATAAAGTTATTAATAAATTCTTTGTCTGTATTTCCGTCAACTGACAATAGTTGGTATCGAAGTCTAGTTGTAATTTCACCTGTCGCTTGTATTCCTGCTTTTTTTACACTTGCTAATGCTTGTGTTATTCCTTGTTCATCTGCATGTGTTAATAATTTAAATTCAACTTCTCTTTCTGAATTAGGAAGCGTCCATTTAAATTTATTATCAACATTAAAACCAGACTCATCTACTTCTTTGTAACCATAACTAGTTAAATCAAAAGGTGTGTCTTCTTTTACGCCACATTCGCCACAGTTCACTTCAACATCATAATTTTTGCCGTAACCTAATATTCTTGCTGAAAGCATGATTGCATTTTTATCTCCAATAAGAACATCACCATAATTGAATTTTGTTATTATAATAGACTTAAGTAACTCATCAATTACAATACCCTTCTCAATTAGATTCATAGATGTCAAAATATCCTCTTCTTTTGCAGTCATATACTTTATTTCAACTTTTCCATCTGATAGAGGGTGCCCTTCAGGATATAAAAGGCCTTTGCTTGGTAAATCCACTAGCTCAGTAGGGAATCTACTTTTTGTTGTGTTTGTAGACATTGTAACTCCTTATTTTAGTCTATTCGTATTGTAACTATTTGTGATCAGCTTTAACGAAATGAATGCCACGACCTTTAGTCATAGCTTCTCACAGATTAAATTTTCTAGAACTGTAGTATAGCGTAATCGTATCTAAGTGTCAATTCAATGCTAACTGGCTCATTAGTTGCCCAGTCAAGTGTCCCGAAGTTAGCTTGTTGAATAAAACAGCCAACTAGCTGCCATTCTTCAACGATATCGCCTACTGGACCTAATACATTAAATGTGACGTTCTTTTTATAAAAGTCTGAATATCCATCACGACCAGTTACAGATTCATGTGATAATCGAATCCATTCCATTGCTGCCTGTGCTGCTGATGGAACAACTGGATCATAAAGTGTGCAAACTAATGGCTGCCACTCGCCCTTGCCTTTAACGTAACGTTTTACATTAATATGGTCGAGTGTAATATCTTCAAATTGAATTTGGGGGCGGGCTGCAGCTTTGATAGTGTAAGCAGGGATCCCCTCAATGTACATAATGAACCGATTTTGAACCTTTGGTTCAAATTGGGTAAACATTATATCTGTCGGATCTATCAGCTGTGGCATTCTATTTCTCCATTAAAGGTTTTGTTATTTCGATAATAAATATCACCAAACAAGAAAAATAACAGAAAAGAAAAAAGCCTAGATGATTAATCCAGGCTTTTTTTTATTACTTTATTTACAAGCTATTTAAGCGAATGTTGCCCCAGATGGTTCAACAACAAAGTCTAGAACGATAAATTCAACCGCACGTGCTGGCTGGATAAATATCTGCCCTACCAACTGATTGCGATCAATTACGTCTGCTGTATTGTTTGTGTCATCCATTACAACCCTATAAGCCGAGAGCCCTTGATTAGATTGTACTGAATCTAAATACGGGTTCACAATATTCATAAATCTTGCTCTAGTTGCAGTCGTATTGTTTTCAAACAATAGATAGCGAGAAGAACTAGCAATGAACTTTTTAAGCCTAATTAACAACCTACGAACATTAATTCTGTCCAAAGCTGATGGTTTTGCTTGCAATGTTTTCTGTCCGAAAACTACTACACCTTGACCTGGGAATGAAGCAATTGGATTAACACGTCCTTCATAGAGAATATCTCTTTCAGCATGTGTTAGTCTTGTCTTGGCTTCTAAAACTCCCCTTAGACCACCACGGTTAAGACCAGCAGGTGCAAACCATTCGTGAGCAACTCTATCATTTTGAGCTATCACGCCAGGAATAACAACTGAAGGTGGAACCCACAGCGGTAAGTTGACTGTATCATCAAGTAGTTTTACCCACGGATAATAAGTTGCTGCGTAGTTAGTATCAGATGATGCCACAGCATTTGTAGTTGTTGCAATAGTATCACCCCAAGCAGAAGAATCAAATATGTAGAATGCATCTCCTCTAGCTTTAACCATATCAATAGCAATATTGATTGGGTTTGGATGAATCGTGTAAATCAAACCAGGTGTTGCAAGTAAATTAATATCAAACTCATCCTGATTACTGATGGCATTAATTGCTCTTTCATATGCTACAGATCCGCTAGCGGTTGCAGCAGAACAATCAAAACCTTGTTGATTTGTTGCAGTTATTTCTTTTCCTACCTTCTTCTTGATAGCAGGGTTCATACCATCAAAGCCACCTTGCATAGGAACAACAAATTTTCTTTGTCCTAAAGCAGATGCTGTGAGTGATATTGGATTAGATCCAGAAGCAAACGTTGTTGCGCCGCCAAACTTACCTGCTGTTGCAGTATCGTTGCCTAACATATCATCTAAACTAAATGATGGGTTATGATAAACAGCTGCGTCTGATGCCAATGGTGATAAATAACTTCTATTATCAACCGTTGAAAAATCAAATCCGAAGAAAATACTAGTATCATACTGATTAGTTGTTGAACTAACCTGTGATGTTACAAAAGTGTTAGCTGGGAAATGTGCGCTACCTGTATTTGTCATTGAACAAGTATGCGGGAATAATGCTGCAGCGTGTCCGTAAGGTACAAGTGTTTTTGGAAGATTGCCGTCATTTATTGCAGAACTACCTGTGATGAACACATATTTTGATAAGTTCGGCCATTCAGCATCTCCATGCATTACAACTTTTCCATCTGAATCAACTGATTGCCATTTTGATCCAATTCTACGAGCTATAAAGTTTGTAGATTTCGGATCTAAATTTAGATTATCAAATTGTTCAACAACCTCATCATCAGTTGAAGCCCATGTTTGTTGATCCAGTTTCCTAACTTGCAAACTAAATGTTCCATAATCTGAGCCTGCTACATCAGAAGCCTTCTTAATATTTGAAAGGCCTACTTTGAAATAGGTATTTGTTTCATTTTCACCATCATGTCTAAGTGCTACCTTAAATAAGTTTTCTACATTTCCATCAGATTTCTGACTTGTTATAAACGGCGTTTCTGCACGTTGATAATCTTTCAGCATATTTAATGTGAAGTTAGATGATGATACAATGTTAGCAGTGCCATTGCTTGCCGCTGCAGTTGGGAATTGTTTATAGATGTAGAATGGACAATCATTACCTTGTGCTTTTGTCACAAGGGGATTATCACTAAAGACATCTTTGTAGTATTTGTTACTAGAGTTACTAAAAGAAGCGGAAAATTGATAGCTGCCAGAACGTATGTCCCATGCTGCTGATGTTCCTGCTGCTATTGTTCCAGCGAGTGGTGTCGATTCACCTTCTGTGAATGCGCTTGGTGCAAGTACAAGTTGGATTGCTAAAGCATCAGAGCCAGCATCACCACTTTGTACACCAATTTGAACACCGCCGGCACTATAGCCGCCAATTCCAAGAACTCTAACTATTGTTACAGTTCCTGCACTTCTTAAATACTCTCTAGCAGTCATTGGGATGTAATATCTATCGTCTAAAGATCCAAACATTCCTTCAAACTCTTGGAAATTTCTCACTACAGTTGGTGTAAAAGCAGGTCCTTTTTTAGTTGGGCCTACTAATGCTGCACCAATCTCAGCGATTCCTTGAGGTAAGAATGAGAGGTCTTTTTCACGAGTAAATACTCCTGGTGAGACTATTCTCTCGTCCATTGAATTTCTCCGTTAAGTGTTTATAGAGTACAATTTAAAATAAATATACGCTCAAAATGTGAAAGTGCTCTTATCTTTAATGGAGCGTGTATATTAAATATTATTTAGCTGTGTCCGGAGCTGCTGGTGCAGGTGGCGTAGGTGTAAACACACCAGTCGCGGGATCTAATGATCCAGGGCCGTATTTTTTATTAAGATCTGCAGCTGTTTCGTTTTCTTTCGCATTTAGATCACTTAATTTTTGCATAAGCTGGTCTTCTAAGTCCATAAGTCTTTCTGCATTCCTATCCTGTGCGATTAGTTGTAGTTTAAGTCCGCCCATTTCAAGCTGTATTTGTTGATAATTTACCTGAATTTCTTGTAATGATTTTAATTCACTATCTGTGAATTTTACTTCTTTCGCCATGATTTATCTCCTTGTAACGATTTATAATATATATGGTTTTAATTCCCAAAAATTTAATTTATTTTAACTTCTATGGTAGTATGAACACCAACCGGTTATAATATACTTAGCCTCGCTAACTGCTGGTATTCCACGATGTGGATGTGACCAAGTTGCAGGCCATATTAATGTTAGTCCTTTTTGCGGTTGAACAAGTGTATTTTGAGATTCAAATTCTGTTTGTCCTCCATCTTGCACATCATTTAAATATGTCATAAATGCTAAATGTCTTTGTAGCTTTCCTTTTTTTGGCCCACCAGACTCAATATGTAACATAGCATAAGCGTCGCCTGGTTTAAATAATTGAATATTCATTGGGAGTGTTAGTGCCCAAGGTTCGTTATTTTTAACACACCACTTATATTTTTCTTTATACTCTG